ATTGAAATCGGTAGTCAACTAGACGCACAACTTCTTACTGAATAATCGGATATACGCTAGAGCGTATGATTTACACTTTTACGCTCTAGCGTAACACAAACACACAACACAGGAGAACTAAATGACTAATAAGAATCCGTTCGAAATTCGTGCAGAAATGCTACAACTTGCCAAAGAATATATGGATCAACAATACCATATGAACGTCCAGTTTGCTGAAAGCATGATGGAACAAGGTAAGAAGAGTATTGAAGATATTAAAGAGTCTTACGAAATGTACTCTATGGACGACTTGATGTCTAAAGCAAAAGAGATGTACGCTTTTGTGTCCAAGAAAGATTAAAAATGAAGCCAAACACTAAGTTTACTCTTGGTGTAAAAGATGTGGAGCATATTGAAAATGCTCTGCATCTTCTTCAAGCATCTATTAAAGATGACGCCAAGAAAAAAGAAATCGTAGAACTCAAGGCCAAATTGTATCATCAAAAGCACTGGTATAGGCCTAGAACTAATTACGTCGGTGGTTAAGTTTATACTTGACAACCGTTTCTTTATTTGATACAATGTGAATAATATATATTATGAGGCAACATGAGTTTTTATACATCTGCACACCGCTATGGCAACAAGATTCTCTTTCGAGGTTACGATGCCAAGGGTAACCGCTTACACAAGCGAGTGCCATTCAAACCCACCTTCTTTCTACCATCTAAGACGCACCAGACAGACTGGAAAGCGTTAGACGGCACACCCGTTGAGCCATTCGAACTCAACGATATGAGTGAGGCCCAAGAGTTTAATAAACGTTATGATGATATTACCAACTTCAAAGTATATGGTAACAACAACTTCGTAGCACAGTTTCTAGCTAAAGCATACCCAGAAGATATTGAATACAAGCTATCGTCTATTCGTGTAGGTAACTTTGATATCGAAGTCGCATCCGATGATGGCTTTCCACATCCAGATCAAGCAGATCACCCAGTCATCTCTATTGCTTATAGAGATAGTAGTGCTAAGTTGTATCATGTTTGGGGTATGGGCGACTATGACTCTAGTAAGACAGAACTAGACACAGATTGCTTAATTCAATATCGTAAGTGTGAGAATGAGGCAGAGTTGCTTCAAAAGTTTGTTGTGTTTTGGGAGAACAATTGCCCAGACATTATCACTGGTTGGAACATTCGTCTATTCGATATTCCATATATTATTAATCGTATTGTGAAAGTGTGCGGCGACAAGACAGCAAAAGCGTTGTCACCTTGGGGCATATATAAGTATCGTCAGATTGGTATCAAGGGTAAGAGCATGGATGCGTATGAAATCTATGGTGTTGCTCAGATGGATTACTATGATCTAGTACAGAAGTTTGGCTTCTCTCTAGGTCCACAAGAAAGTTACTCGTTAGATCATATTGCCCATGCTGTTCTTGGTGAGCGTAAGCTATCATATGAAGAGCATGGTTCTTTGCATACTTTATATAAGAATGATTATCAAAAGTTTATTGACTATAACATCCGAGATGTTGAATTGGTTGATCGTATTGATAAGCAAATGGGTCTTATGGAGTTGGCTCTTGTTATTGCATACAAAGGTGGTGTTAACTATCCAGATGTATTTGGTACAACTGCGATTTGGGATTCAATCATCTATCGGTATCTTAATGTTCGTAACATTGCGGTACCACCGAACATTCGTACAGAGAAAGACCCATACCCAGGTGGTTATGTGAAAGAGCCTCGTACTGGCATGACAAAGTGGTTATGTTCGTTCGATTTGAACTCTCTATATCCGAACTTGATTGTACAATACAACATGTCACCAGAAACGCTATTGCGAAATCCTAGTGATAGACTACCTGGCGGTGTAGACTTCTATATGCGTGAAGGTGATCCATTGCATCCATCAAACCGTGAACGTAACGTAAGTGTTGCGGCGAATGGTTCATGTTATCGTAAAGACAAGCAAGGTGTTATGCCAACTATCATCATTGGTCTTTATGATGAACGTAGGGTCACAAAAGACAAGATGCTAGAGATAGAGCAAGAGAACGAGAAGACCCCTTCTCCTGACTTGAAGCGTGAAATCAATCGTCTTGGTAACACTCAGATGGCTATTAAGATTTTGCTCAACTCTCTTTATGGTGCGTTGGGTAATCAATACTTTAGATACTTCGATATGAGAATTGCAGAGGGTATCACGCTATCTGGCCAGCTATCTATCAAGTGGGCAGAGAAGACTCTCAACAATGCTATGAACAAGATACTTAAGACTGATGATGATTATGTCATAGCAATCGACACCGACTCTATCTATGTTGACATGGAGCCACTTGTTAACAAAGTCAATCCACCTGATCCTGTCAAGTTTCTTGATAAAGCTTGTAGTGATAAGTTTGAGCCTATTCTTGCAGATGGGTATGCAGACCTCTTTCAACGTATGAATGCTTTTGAGAACCGCATGGTTATGGCACGTGAGGTGATTGCAGATCGTGGTGTATGGGTAGCTAAGAAGCGTTACATTCTAAACGTTCACAACAACGAAGGTGTGCAATACGCAGAGCCTAAGGTGAAGATGATGGGCCTAGAAGCAGTCAAGTCTTCTACACCTATGATAGTACGCAACAAGTTTAAAGAAGCATATTCAATCGTTCTACGTGGCAACGAAGAAGAGCTACAAAAGTTCGTAGAAGACTTCTATAATGATTTTAGTTCACTACCAGCAGAAGATGTAAGTTTTCCTCGTGGTGTGAGCGAAATTGACAAGTGGAATGATCTAAATACTATATACAAGAAAGGCACACCCATTCATGTTCGTGGCTCATTGCTATTCAATAAGAAGATGAAAGAGGTAGGTCTAGACCGCTCAATGGAAGCCATTAAGAATGGCACAAAGGTCAAGTTTTGTTATCTCAAAAAGCCCAACCCTCTCATGGAGAATGTGATTGCGTTTCCGCAGTTTCTCCCAAAAGAATTTAATATGCAGCAATACATTGATTATGATTTGCAGTTTGATAAAGCGTTCAAAGAACCTCTCAAGCTAGTAACAGATGCAATGGGTTGGCAAATTGAAAAGATAAACACATTAGAAGGATTTTTCTCATGACAGATGAATTTTTTGATTTCGGATTCACGGCAGTAGACGAACATGAACTATCAGCCGTACAAGAAGCTAAGTCAACAATTACACAAGTCTCTACTACAGCAGAGACAACACAAGAGCGATTAGATGCTTTGTATAATGCGGTCATCCCGCTACTCACAAACTTAAAAGCAAACCCAGAGAAAGAATATATTCTCTGGCCTGATCGCACAGCAAAAATTGAATTATTTGAGTCGAAATTACTTGACATTTACCAAGGTAAGTGATATAGTAGTAACAATGACTTTATAGAGGAGTATATAATGTCGCTAATTGAAAAACTAATGAAAAACTCCACCAGTAAGATGACGGCACCTATCATGGACTCAAAGGTCTATGGTAAGAAAGAAATGGCAACTACACCTGTACCTATGGTTAACGTTGCTCTATCTGGTCGTGTTGATGGTGGCTTGACGCCTGGCTTGCTTATGCTTGCTGGTCCGTCTAAACACTTTAAATCTGCATTCGCATTGATGATGGCTGCGGCTTATCAAAAGAAACATGCTGATGCAGTAATTCTATTCTATGATAGTGAGTTTGGTACACCTCAATCATACTTCGAATCTTTTGGTATTGATATGGAACGTGTTGTTCATACGCCAATTGTTAACGTAGAAGAACTCAAGTTTGATATCATGAAGCAACTAGATGGTATCGATAAGAAAGATAAAGTTGTAATTCTTATTGACTCTATTGGTAACTTGGCTTCGAAGAAAGAAGTTGACGATGCAATGGACGGCAAGTCTGTTGCAGATATGTCACGTGCAAAGCAAATGAAGTCTTTGTTCAGAATGATTACACCACACTTGAATCTAAAAGATATTCCACTTGTAGCAGTCAATCACACTTACAAAGAGATTGGCCTGTTCCCAAAAGATGTTGTATCAGGTGGTACTGGTGCATACTATTCTGCAGATGCTATCTGGATCATTGGTCGTCAACAAGAGAAGGTTGGCCAAGAGATTGAAGGATATCACTTTGTAATTAACATTGAAAAGTCTCGCCATGTACGTGAGAAGTCTAAGATACCAATCACGGTTACATTCAATGGTGGTATCTCTAAGTGGTCTGGTTTACTAGATGTTGCAGAAAAGCTTGGTTACATTACCAAACCTAAAGTTGGTTGGTATGAAGCTGTAGACCCAGAAACTGGAGTAGTGCTAAGTGATAAGCTAATGCGAGCCAAAGAAGTCAATAGTAACGGAGACTTCTGGAAAATGATGTTCACCGAAACAGGTCTTGCAGAAGCAATCAAAACCCGCTATACTGTAGGTGGTAAGCCTCTTATGTCTGAAGATGCACAAGTAGAAGAAACTAACGAGGAAGTAGTAGAAAATGATTGAAAACGTTATCCTTGCTAATCTAACATACAACGAAGAATATGCAAGAAAGGTAATACCGTTTTTAAAAGAAGAATATTTTGATGCTCAGTCATACAAGATAGTCTACAAAGAAATTGTATCATATGTTGATACATACAATGGGCTTCCTACAAAGGAAGCTCTACGTATCTCTATTGATGAGAAAGAGAATCTAAACGAAGAACAATACAAAGATGTTAACCTCGTTATAGACAATCTTAAACAAGAAGATGCGCCAGATAGTGATTGGTTAGTTGATAAGACAGAGAAGTTCTGTCAAGACAAAGCGATCTACAATGCTGTACGTGAAAGTATTCTAGTGCTAGATGGTAATCACAAAGAGCTAGACAAGGGTTCAATACCAGAACTTTTGTCAACGGCTCTTGGTGTATCGTTTGATAGTAGTATTGGTCATGACTTTCTCGACAACTTTGATGAACGTTATACATTCTATCATACGAAAGAAGACAAGATACCATTTGACCTTGATTGCTTCAATAAAATCACAAAGGGTGGGTTATCTCGTAAGTCTTTAAGTGTTGCTCTTGCGGGTACTGGTGTAGGTAAAACATTGTACATGACTCATTGTGCATCCGCTAATATGATGCAGGGTTTGAATGTTTTATATATAACTATGGAGATGGCAGAAGAACGTATTGCAGAACGCATTGACGCTAACCTTCTTGATCTAACTATCGATGAACTTAAAGAGATCCCAAAAGATGTCTATGTTAAGCGTATTGGTCGTGTAAAGAACAAGACAACAGGTAAACTCATTGTTAAAGAATATCCAACTGCAAGTGCTGGTTCTGCTCATTTTCGTCACTTACTAAATGAACTA